AAGCAGATGGGCACCATCTCCGGCGGCTACACCGTCAACCACTTCTTGACCGACACGAACGCTTGGTTCCTGACCACGGACGTTCCCAACGGCATGAAGCACTTCGTTCGTACCCCGCTGCAAAACAGCATGGACGGCGACTTCGACACCGGCAACGTCCGCTACAAGGCCCGCGAGCGTTATTCGTTCGGCTGGTCTGATCCCCTCGGCATGTGGGGTTCTTCTGGTTCTTAATTGACCAGAAATCATGAGAAAGGGGCCTTGTGCCCCTTTTTCTTTTGCTGTATATTGCTTCAAACCCGGGGTCATCCGGTGTTGCTGACAGGTCCCGGCCTGACGACATGCAGACAGCAGCACCCCAACTCGCATGTGAGGTCATAAATGGCTCGTACTACCTTCCAAGGCCCCGTCCGTTCGCTGGGCGGTATTTATCAACAGGGTCCCGCTGCCGTTGTCGCAATCACGGCCAGCACCACTCTGAATCCCATTGATCATGGCGGTCGCATTCTGACTGTTGGTGGCACTCTGGCTGCTAACGTCGTGCTGACGCTACCCACGATCAACGCTTCCAGCAACGACATCACCTCTGGCCCCGGTCAGGACCCCAACACCCTGAACAATGAGGGTGTGGTTTACACCATCTGGGTTCCCACCACTATCGCCACCTCCTCGCTGAAGATCGGCACTGACGGCACTGACCGTTTTGTTGGCTCGGTTCTGTCCATCGACACCGATAGCTCGGGTGCCGCAGTGGGCTTCACCGCTGGCGCTAACGACGACTTCATTAACCTGAACGGTGGCACCACCGGTGGTGTGGCTGGCACTTGGATTCAGATCGTCGCTGTTGCTGCGCTGAAGTACATGGTCACCGGCACCGTGAATGGCACGGGCACTGTTGCCACTCCGTTTGCAACCTCTTAATAGGGCCGCATCATGACGATGCAATATGACGTTAAGTCAACCCACCTAAACGCCTCGGGCACCGTTTTCGGTTCCCGGGCGCGTATCAAGGGGTTCTCCATCTGCGCGACTGCCAGCCTTGCTGGCACGTTGCTGCTAAAAGATGGCGGCTCTGGTGGCGCGACCATGATTGAGATCGACATCCCCTCTAACTCCAACCCGAACTCCTTTTATGTGCTGGTGCCGGGTGAGGGGGTGCTGTGCGCAACCAACATCTATGCAACGTTGACGAACATCGCCAGCGTCACGGTGTTCTATGGCTAAGACCGCAGCATGGCAACGCAAGGAAGGCAAGAACCCCAAAGGCGGTCTGAACGCCAAGGGACGAGCCTCTTACAACGCAGCCAATCCGGGCAAGCCCGGGTTGAAGGCCCCTCAACCAGAGGGCGGCAAACGCCGCGACTCTTTCTGTGCCCGGATGACTGGCATGAAGAAAAAGCTGACCTCGGCCAAGACCGCGAACGACCCCAACAGCCGGATCAACAAGAGCCTTCGGGCTTGGAAATGCTGACATGACTGAGAAAACAGAGGCTGTTAAAAACGTGCTGGACTTTGTGGCTGTGTTCACGGCGATTGGTGCGTTCCTTCAGATTCTCACCCCGGTGTTTGGTCTGATCGGCGCTATCGTGGGTGTCATGCGCATCTACGAGATGGCTACCGGGAAAGAGTTTTCTACGCTTTGGCGCAAGAAGGCAGACGATGCCGAGCACGAGTAAGAAGCAGCATAACCTGATGGCGATGGTCGCCAATAACCCAGCCGCTGCAAAGCGGACGGGAGTTCCCCAATCTGTCGGCCAAGAGTTTATGAAGGCTGACAAAGGTCTGAAGTTCGGCAAAGGGGATTCTTCTCGCGCCGACCTGCAGAAAATCAACCGCCCAAAAACCAATCAGGGCAAGTCTGAACTTTTTGCAAAAGGTGGCGATATGAAAGAGTCCAAGGCAATGGTGAAAAAAGAAGTGTCCTTCATGAAAAAGAAGGGCGCTCCCAAGTCCATGATCAAGCATGAGATGGGCGAGATGAAGATGGCCAAGGGCGGCATGGCCAAGATGGGTTCTGTCCGTACCGCTGCTCCCAGCCGTGATGGCATCGCGTCCAAGGGTAAGACCAAGGGCAAGATGGTCAAGATGGCCTACGGCGGCAAATCTTGCTAAGGGGGCAATGATGGCTAATCTATACCATACGATGCAGACTGTCACTGAGGCCAAAGACGGGGCAAAGAACATGCAGAACTACGTGCCCCGCCGCAAGCCCGGCTCCGCAGATGACGCGATTTTTCCTGCAGAGCGGGCCCGCCGCGATCAGATGAAGCAAGAGGCGCAAGACGAAAAGGATCGCGAGAAGATCAAGGCTATGGGTTACGCTAAAGGCGGCTCTGCTTCTAGTCGCGCTGACGGCTGCGCCCAACGGGGTAAGACCCGTGGGAAGATGATCTGAGGTACACGCTATGGCTAAAGGTAGGCGTGCTGCTGCGTTGGGTGCACTGCTTGGAGCAGGCGCGCTTGCAGCGGGCTTGGGGGGTGTTAAGTTAGATTCTGCCTCTGAAACAAAGGGCGCTGGGCGTGAGACTAGGTTGCCTGAGTACCCGGTTGTATCTGAGGAAGATCGAAAAGCCGCTCGCAAGAAAGTTTATGAGACCGAGCCGGGCCTGCGTAACGCGCTTAGGACTGAAGACTACCGACCAATCCTTTCTGGCACGGGCCTTCCTATCAGGACTGGTGGGATGAAAAAAGGTGGTATGACCGCTTCTCGTCGCGCCGACGGCATCGCCCAACGGGGCAAAACGAAAGGTAGGATGGTGTAATGGCTACCAGAGCTGAAGTTCGAAACACTCGTTGGAGTAATCTCCCCGACTTTAATGAAGACGTGGTTGAGCGTAGTCGGGAAGACATCGGCAAGATGCGAAAGGGTAAGAACCCCCCTGCGCATGTCAAGGGTGGTGCGCTTGAGTCTGTTAGAGAGGCGGGTCGCCGAGCGACTAATCGGCTTGGTAGTCGAGCTGGTTTGGCTGGCGCAGCGCTTCAAGGTGGCTATGACGTCGGGCGTGCAATCGACGAAAAAACCGGCGCGGGTAAAAAGCTGGTTGAGGCTTCTGGGCTTGGCCGTGCTACCGATGCCGCAGTCAACAAACGCGATAAAGTCACCATGAGCAAAGACGCCAAACAGCGTCTTGAGGACTACGAAGACGCCGAAATCGCTCGCAAAGTCGATGAAGATATTGCGGGGGAGAAAGCTACCAAGCGCGAAGTTGACTACAAAAAAGGTGGTATGACCGCTTCTCGTCGTGGCGACGGCATTGCTCAGCGTGGTAAGACCCGTGGGAAGATGGTGTAACCATGATGGCCAGTCGCGGTATGGGCGCTATCGCCCCCAGCAAGATGCCCAAGGGGGTCCGTAAATCTCGGAGAGACGACACGGATTTCACGGAATATGCTGAGGGCGGCAAGGTCAACGCGGCGGGGAATTATACCAAGCCGGGGATGCGCAAGTCGCTGTTTGAGTCCATCAAGGCTCAAGCGGTGCAGGGCACGGCGGCAGGTCAGTGGAGCGCGAGAAAAGCGCAGCTTCTGGCCAAGAAGTACAAGGCCAAGGGTGGCGGGTATAAGGACTGAACGTGAAGGCCCCGCAGCAATCGCTCAAGGATTGGACCGCCCAGAAGTGGAGGACTAAAAGTGGCAAACGCTCTTCTGATACGGGTGAACGATATCTTCCGGAGGCTGCGATCAAAAGTCTCAGCCCTGCTGAGTACGCTGCGACAACGCGTGCGAAACGCGCTGGCAAAGCCGCCGGAAAACAATTCGTAGCTCAGCCCAAGGGCATCGCTAAGAAAACCGCAAGGCATCGATAATGGCAACCTCTGGGACCTCAAGCTTTAACCTCGACCTCTCCGAGATCGTTGAAGAGGCGTTTGAGCGTTGCGGCTCAGAACTACGCACGGGCTATGACCTGAAGACGGCGCGTCGGTCTTTGAACCTGATGTTCGCTGACTGGGCCAACCGTGGCATCAACATGTGGACGTTTGAGCAGGGCACGCAGACCTTGACTCCGGGGGTGGCGACCTACACCCTACCTGCCGACACGGTTGACCTCCTCGAACACGTCATTCGTACCGGTGCTGGATCGGCGGCGACGCAGGCTGACTTGACCATCACCCGGATCAGTGTTTCCACCTACGCCACGATCCCCAACAAGCTCCAGCAGGCCCGCCCCATCCAGATTTGGATTGAGCGCCTGAACACCCCGCAGTTCACTGTCTGGCCTGTGCCTGACAGCTCTCAGACCTACCAGCTCGTCTACTGGCGGCTGCGCCGCATTCAGGACGCGGGTAACGGCACCAACACCATGGACATGCCGTTCCGGTTCATCCCCTGCATGGTGGCTGGTCTGGCCTACTATCTGTCGATGAAGGTTGCGGGAGCTGAGGCACGCATGCCCGTGCTGAAGCAGCAATACGACGAAGCGTGGGCGCTGGCCGCCGAGGAAGATCGGGAAAAGGCTGCCGTACGGTTTGTTCCGCGTCGGGCGTATATCGGGAGCACCACCTAAATGGCCAATCGGTTCGCGTCCGGTAAGAACGCGATTGCCATGTGTGATCGCTGCGGGCAGCGCTTTAAGCTGTCCCAGCTCAAGACCGAGATCATCAAGACCAAGCGGTACCAACTGCTTGTCTGCCATGAATGCTGGGACCCAGACCATCCGCAGCTTCAGTTGGGTATGTATCCTGTGGATGATCCACAGGCACTTAGGAACCCTCGCCCGGATAGTACATATCAGATTGCCGGTACAGGCCCTGATGGTTACACTACGGGGGGTAGCCGAATCATCCAGTGGGGGTGGAATCCCGTTGGAGGATCGTCATTTTTTGATGCAGCACTGACACCTAACAATCTAGTTTTGTCTGTGCAAATTGGCGCAGTCACGGTTGCAACGACATAAGGAGTCGATCATGGACGCAAAGACCGCTGTTCGTAAACACGAGAAGAACATGCACCCGGGCAAGCCCCCGACCAAACTCAAGGCTGGCGGCAAGACCAACGCCGACATGCTCAAGTACGGGCGCAACATGGCTAAGGTCATGAACCAGCGTAGCTCTGGCCGCAAGGGGGGCTGATATGG